TAATTTCTTTCTTACCACTTTCGTCATAATATACAACATCCCAAGTTTTAGATTGTATGCTCATCTGCCTATGTCTTTAACATCTTTGCGACTGATAACTTGATACGCACCTTTATTATAAGCAGGTGCAACTGTAAAGTTTTTAGATTCTTCTAGACGCCAGTTACTAAGTGGTTTAGTACCGCCTGAACCTTGTAATTTAGATGTGTCAAGTGATTTTATAGTGCGGTCAACAACAACAGATTTTCGAATTGGTGTATTCTGTATATTAGGAACTACTGAAAAATTCTTAGGACTAATCTTTTTATCAGGATTAATACCTTTACTAATTAGAAATTTTCTGTGTTTTGCTCTTGCCTCTAATAATCTTTTTGCTTTAGGTGATTTACTCATCTTCTTTATACCTAAAGCTTTAGGCAATTTCTTCTTCTTCGTACCTAAACTCTTAGGTATATGTACATAAAATAAACCCATAATATATCCTTGTTAATAATATAATTATATACTAAAATAGTATACTTGTCAAGCAGTTTCTTTATCTCTTTTCTTGTACTCGTCTTCTATCTGTTCTTGTGTCCAGTCTTTAGCGTACCATGTATATTCGTCATCAAAATCTTTTATTAGCATAAAATCAGTTTTTTGACCATAACTGTAGTAATAATCTTCTTTTGCTGGTATCAGACCAGCAGGTCCAATGTAAACATCAGGATATACCTGCTTATATGTTTTAAAATAGTCTCTGTCGTCTACAATATAAACTTCAGACCTATCAAATTGTTCAGGATCCGATTTGTGTTTTTCTTTTTTTTCATAATCATCATATACTCTATCAGCATTTTTTCTCATTTCATAAATTTTACTTTTCATATACTCTATTTGAGAATATGATACATTTCTGTATAGAGTCCAAGTATTTGCGAATGTATCATATCCGCCATCTGAGTCATGGTCCCAATAGTGTCTAGAATAAACTACATGAAACATTATTTACATTCCTTATTTTTATATTCGTCTGATTGTAAAGCACACTTGTAATTCTTATCTGCCTTTGCTCTTAACTCTGCTGAAATACTATCTAACATAGATGGTAAATATTTTTGTAAAACAGATATCATTTCTAAAGAATAATTATGAGCAATCCTTTGCATCTCTGACTCAAATAAGGCGGACGAGTCAACTGGATTGCCTTGTACTTCTTGTTTAATTACATGACCAGCAATTGCTTCGTTCATATCACTAGCCAGAACAGAAATATTCAAAAAGAACATTCCCCATATGAATATACAAATTGTAATTAAAAACTTTTTCAACTTAAACATTATGCAACCTCCTTAAAGCCCATACTTGCAACAACAAATTTTTTGTTTGTTTCTTTGTCTTGAACAATATCACCAACACTTACAGAATACATATCAGTATTTGCAAATCTTTCGATTTGTGATTCTGGTCCCATGTTGCCTACAGAAAAGACATCTTCAAGGTCTTCAGCATTAATATTACTAACATGAGAATAATATTCTTTATCAAATGCTTCTTTTGCAAGAGCAACAATATCATCATTAAAATTCATATTGCATTTAATTAAGTGTTTAGGAACAGCGTCATGACCTTTTGCATTAACAAGGTCTCGTTCTTCATCTGTTAGATGAATTTGATGTAATTTAAATTTTTTCATTATACATTCTCCGGAAATAATATGTCTGGAGAATAACAGGAACTTTTAAATATTGGTATTTTTTTAGCAAATATTGCTTGAAGTGGTGAACTTTTTTCAGCCGCCTCAAAGTATTCTTCAACTTTAAAGTTTTTAATTAAAAAGTTTCTGAATTTTGCCATTGTTATTGGACCACGATACTTAAAACGAGCAACAAATTTACCCTCGTAAGTTAAATAACCACCTGAGTAGTCAAAGTTTTCTTTTTTAAAGTCTTTCATAATGTAGTTTCCTCTCACTTTTTTCATAATATACATACATTATATGTCAATTGACTAAGTATGTCAAGCATTATTCCAATAAAAATGGACTAAAAAACGTAGTAAAATCAAAGGTTTACAAATTAATTGGAATTAATTGGAATTATTCCAGTTTATTTTTGAGTGATTCTCTTAAAATACTTGAACCACCGATACGAACATTGATAATACCGTTATAATATTCATCAGTTTCTAAGACTTTTCTCTCAAATTGTTCTTGTGCTTCTAAGTAACTTGCGACACCCCTAGTAGGGCAATAGTGTAGTATCTCTCTAGTGAACTGTTTTTCACCTAGTCTAAGCACATCATCAACTAAGTGAGAGTTTGAACCCCAATAGGTTTTCCAATCACTTTCTTTTGTGCCTCTTCTTTTATTCTTTCGACCTTTGAGTGGTTTCTTTGTAGTTTTAAATTTTGCTAACTTCTTACCCACATACTTTTTATGGTCAATCAGGTTTGTTATTAGATAAACAAAAGCCTCACAACCTTCTGGAAGTTCTTCAACTACTTTACCATCATATGTCCATTTAGTCCCAGTTGTCATCAATATCTGTTATTGTATCTTCAACTTCTTCATGTTCATGACCACAGAATGGGCAAAATTGTTCTATATAATCTTCTGGTAAATCATGTCTTACTATGTATGTGGCTGAGCAATTCTCACACACCGTTTTTAAGTTGGGGTTTTTCGTCATAGTTTAAATCCTTTAAATGTCTCTTTTTCAACATCTTGTTTTATACCACCAACGATATAGCTTTCTATCTCAGTTTCTTGTGGTGCGTTTTGAAGTCCTCTACTATTCAACCAATGTTGGGTCCAAGGTAGTGGATTTTGATTAGCAGGTTGGTCATAAACGGCGTTAAGACCAATTGCTTTCATTCTTTTATTTGCCATATATTCTACATACTGATTAAGTAGTGTATCATTTAGACCAATCATAGAACCTTTATTGAACAAATACTTTGCCCAATCTTTTTCTTGTTTAACAGCTGTATCATACATATCGTAAACTTGTTGTTCACATTCTTTCATAATTTTAAGCATTTCTTTATCATCTTCTTTTTTACGATAGTTATTTATGATATTTTGTGATACTGCAAGGTGTAAGTTTTCATCTCTAGCGATTAAAGATATAACCTTAGCAGAACCTTCCATAAGTTTTAATTCACCAAATGCAAACGAACATGCAAATGAAACATAAAATCTAATACCCTCTAGTATGTTTACATTAACTAAGGTCAGATATAAAAGTTTCTTTAATTCATACTGGTCGCCTTTACCAAATAAACGATATTGATGTGCATAAGTTATAAACTTATCATATGCTTCGGTTACAGTTTTTGCCCTATCCATAATCTCTGGTGTTTCAATAATAGTATCTAATACTGCTGTTGGGTCTGAATAAACATTCTTCATTATGTGAGTATAAGAACGACTATGTATTGTCTCACTAAAGTCCCATGCAACTAACATGGACTCTAATTCAGGTAAAGAACAAAACGGTAAGAATGCCAGACATGGGCCTCGGCCTTGTACACTATCTAATAGTGTTTGATACTTTAGATTAGATGTAAAGATGTGTTTCTGTTCATCAGATAATTGTTGAAAATCGTTTCTATCTTTTTGTAGAGACACTTCTTCTGGTCGCCAAAAGAAACCTAACTGTTGTTGATTTAACTTTTCAAAGATAGGATATTTCTGTTGGTCATATCTTTGTGTATTAGGTTCTTCGCCAAAAAACATAGGTTGTTTTAAAAAATCTACTTTATTTGTATTGAATGTTTTAGACATTATATCGCACACGCCTCACAATATTCTTCGTAATCTTCATCTGTTTTAAATTCCTCTCTAGGTTTAGTATTGTCTTTTACGTCATCATGCCAACCAACTGAATGTGTAGGTTCATCTACATCTGATTTTGCATCATATGTGTTTTGATAATATGAAGTTTTCCAACCTAACTTATATGTAGTTAGTAAATCATTTGCCATTACTGAAGTCGGTACCTCGCCGTCTTTGTAGTTCTCTGGATTGTAACTCCAGTTTCCACTTATTGCCTGGTCAAAATATTTCTGCATAACAGAAATACTATTAATGTAACCTTCGTTACTTTTCATGTCCCATAATAATGTGTAGAAATTCTTTAATCTGTTGTAGTCAGGAACTATTTGTTTAAGTGTTCCTTTTTTACTTTTCTTAATCGAAAGAAAATCACGAGGCGGTTCAACACCGTTCGTGGCATTTGAAACAACCGAACTACTTTCTGACGGCATTTGAGCCGATAGTGTCGAGTGTCTTAATCCACTTTCTTTGATATCCTTTCTAAGAGTAGTCCAATCATAACTTAACTTTCTATTGACTAAATCATCAACATCTTTCTTATATGAATCTATTGGTAGAATACCATCACTATATTTAGTCTTATCAAAGTATTCACAAGCACCTCTTTCTTGTGCAAGTTTATTAGATGCTTTCAATAGATAGTATTGAAATGCCTCTGTAATTTCATCAACTAGTTTCCATGCTTCTTTGTCATCATACTTAACTTTATTCTTTGCAAGAAAATGAGCAAGACCTATGTAACCAATACCTAAACTTCTTCTCGAAAGTGTAGATTTCTTTGCAGCTTCTACTGGATATTCTTGATAATCAATTACCTCTTCTAATGCTCTTACAGATAAATCACATAAGTCTTCTAAATCTTCTTTATCTTTAATTAGACCTAGATTGATAGCAGATAGAATACATAAGGCAATTTCACCATCAGGGTCGTCTATATGTTTTATAGGTGTTGTTGGTAATGTAATCTCTTGACATAGATTAGACATATAAACTTTATCTTTAAATGATGAATGAGTATTACAATGGTCAATATTCATAATGTAAATACGACCTGTCTCTGCTCGTTCTTTTAATAGGTCCATAAACAAAGTCTGAGCTCTAATTTTCTTTTTACTGATAGATGTTTTTCTTT